ACCGACAAGGGAGGCCGGGTCGGAGAAGTCGACGAGCAGCGACCAGTCCGCGCCTCGCGTGAACGAGACGTTGAGGACGCCGGGGGTCTGCGGGGCGTTCGCCATTGTGTTACCTCGTCATCTCTGCGACCTGCTCGATCACCTGCACCGCCTCCGGGCTCGTGAGCCACCGCAACGCCTGCATCAGCGCGACGCAGCAGGCCAGCCATGCAGCGAGGGAGACGGCGGCGGTTGTCAGGAGGTCGGTCATGCGATCACCCACTTGGCGATCAGGTAGCTCTCCACTGCGGCGCGGTCGGTGTCGGAGAGTGCAGAGTTGTAGATGATGATTTCGGCGATGTCGCCGCCATGTGTGTTGGCGCTCGGGCTCGTTACAAACCTTCCAATACACAAATCATTTGCAGCATTGCTTGTTGAAACAGCGTTTGTATCAGTGTTGTTTGTAACTGCTGTGCCAGAGTTAAGCCGCATGGAAGAACGATTGGACGCGGTTGCATTTCCTGGCCTGCCGACCGATGACAGCACGCTCCAGCCAGACGGCATAAACCCGTTTGCGGAAACATTGGATAAAGCAGAGGTTGCAGAAACGCCGCGCCTTATTCGGTGAACCAGTACGTCGCTAGTGCCAGAGCCATCTAAGAAGCGCAACGAAAAACCGACTGCTGAGCTACCGTCGTCGCAATTATCAATAATGGCGCTGTTGTCTGTTGTGGATCGCGTAAGCACTACAAACACTGTGCTATCGGCACTGTGCAAAAACTTAAACGTCTCCGTGCTGCTTGGGATAGATAGAGAGTCATTGCTCCCATCAAACCGCAGCACGTCCTTGCCGCCCTGCACTGCCGTCTTCCTCGCTGGCCGATTCGCGCTGGTGCCCTGCGTAGCGTGTCTCGCGTTGCCAGATTTGTCTTCCCACCTCGCTACGCCGCCATCCGCCGCGACGAGCGAGCCGCCGGTGGTCGCGTCGTAAAGTGTGCTGGCGTCGGAGGCGTCAAGCCAGAGTTGAAGGCCAGCAATCGTCTGGGGGACAGGGGCAGGCGTGATCCCCCACTTGGCGATCAGGTAGCTCTCCACAGATGCGCGGTCGGTGTCGGAGAGTGCGGCGTTGTAGATGATGATCTCGCCGATGTCGCCGTTGAGCGAGTCGTATATCACGCCCCCGCTCGTTCCACCGCCAACCTCAACAGCCGCCGAGTTGTCGTCTACGCTCTGCACCGACCCGGATGCAGATACCGGAAGCGAAGCGCCGTTTTTGTAAATTGCTGCTGACGACAGCGAGCCGCCAGAAGCCTTAAAAACTAGAACAGAATAACTGCTGGTAGAGACAGTGCTGGCAGTTTCTACCGTGGTCCGACCGCCGCTGTTGTCATCAAAGAAAAGCTTTACCTTGTTGTCGCTTTCCACAAGAAATCGCCATCCGCCCGAGGCGTCCTGCTTATTTATCAATTCATGCCGCACGTCGGACGTTAGCGTCTTGAATACAACAAATACTGTCGCGGACTGGCCGGATTGAAGGTAATCACCAAAATCAGAGCCGATCAAAATATCATCGCCGCGACTTGCAACGGCACCGGCCGCAAACAGCAACGTACCAAGCCCGTTCTGCTGACCCGTCTTTCGTAGCGGCCTGTTGCCGCTGGTCGATTGAGTGAAGTGCCTCGCGTTGCCAGACTTGTCTTCCCAACGCGCCACCGCACCGTCGGCAGCGACCAGCGAGCCGCCGCTGGTGGCGTCGTAAAGCGTGTCGGAGGAAGAGGCATCCAACCAAAGCTGCAACCCCGTCACGCTCGCTGGCGAGAACGGTGCCCACGTCGAAAGCGCCGTCCGCACCCAAGTGTTGTTTTGCGGCGCAAGATAGAAATAGTCGCCGTCATAAGCGATCTGCCCTGCCGTGCCGCTCGCCGTCGCGGATTCGGGCGCGCTGGACCACATGAGGCCCCCGCCGCCGACTGGCCCCACCTCAACGTAGACGTTTGTCTCCCAGCGGAAGACGCGGCCGCGGTTCTTGTCGATGTACAGAACCGACGCCGATCCCGTCGCCGGGAAGTTAGCGATGCTGTCGAACTCGCGCAACTCCGTCGCGCCTCCGGTGGGCAGCTGCGTCACCACGCCCGAGCTATTGCGGTAGTAGAGCTTGCCGTCGCCTTCATTAATGGCGATCTGGCCGCTCACCAACGAGGACGGGACGCTGCCCGCCGTTGTCGATCTCAGGATCCGGACGGTAGCCAACTAGAACGTCCCCCCATCGATATCAGAGCTAGGAGCCAGATAGTCGGTGCCTGCGACGGCAAGGGCGTACGTGGATCCATTTCCCTTCAGCAGGCCGTTCACAGCAGAGGTCAGTCCCGTGCCGCCCTGCGCCGGCGCTACGGCAGTGAACCCTGCCCCGAGCGCACCGCTCGTCAGTGTGCCCACGCTCGTCAGGCTGGAGCCGGTCACGCCCGAGCCAAGAGCCGTCGCAGACAAGACGCTTGTGCCTGCGATCCGGTAGGACTTGCCGCTGGCCAGATTGAAATGCTCGCTGCTCGTCCAGGAGGAGGTTGCGGACACCCAGAGAATGGTGTAGTCGCCCGTGCCGTGAAGAGTGATGCCGCCACCGTCCGCAGCTGCGTCGGTGGTAGACCCCTTGGCAAGCTCAATGTTCTTGTCGGCAATCGCCAGCGTTGTGGACGAGATGGTGGTTGTGGTGCCGTTGACAACCAAGTTGCCGCCGACAGTCACGTTGCCAGTGAACGATGCCCCAGCCAGCTGCGCGTACCCAGAAAGATCGACGTTGCCGCCGGCTCCAGACACCGCCGAATCGACATAGGCTATGGTGGCATAGACTCCACTGCCAGCGATGGCAATGGCCTGAGTGGCCAGGCCGCCGGCGCCGCCAGTGCCCGTGCCGTAGTACAGAATATTCGTCTGCTCGTTGTAGCCAAGCTCCGCGTTGGCGAGCGAGCTGGGAGCGCCTGCACCTCCGCCACTCGCGCGTCGTTTGATGCGAATTGTCGCCATTAGAAATTACCCCCGTCCAAAAGTTGGTTCTCCGAATAATTGCGCCACTTGCCGTCCGACCAGCGCAGCACATCCCCCGTCTTAATGTCAGTCATCTCCACATCGCTGGAGGAGGGAAGAGAGAACCGCAAGGAGTTCAGCAGGTACGGCAGTTCCCTCCATCGCGTCACCCCGTCCCCGATCTTGATCGCTCCCGAGCCAAACGCCGGATCCGAGTAGCTGAACGTGTCCAGCGACACCTCAGTGCCAGATGGCACATCCCTCTCATAGCCAATTTCGCCCGCCGCCAGAATCGGGTTGACGGCCAGCCATTCAGCGGCCGTGCCACGGCGGAACTGAACTAGCTGATAGCTCAAACGCCCCTCCCCTTGGCGCGGTAGGCGTGCTTCTCAATCACCCTCTCGCGCAGGTCGCTCGCTTTCGCACCAGGATTCTTGCGCTTGGCCTTTGCCACTTCATCCCGAACAATCGACTCGCTGATGAGCTTCCGCTTCGGATCGGCCGGACCCGGGTCGTAGTTCACGGTCCCAGACACCGCCAGCCGGCGAGCATGAGCGACCTTCAGCACCTCGTCGTTGTTGGACACCCACGCTGCGGGGTCTTGCCAGCCACGCTTATCCGCCAAGCCGCCCACGTAATACTTGCCCGAGATGTTGATGCCCGCCTTCTTGGCTTCGGCGGCCACGTACTTCGCCTGGCGCACCGGCATGTCATCTAGCTGCTGGTTGTTCATGCGGCCCTCCATGAACGCCCGGTCTGTGCCAGACGTTCCCGGGGGAGTCTGCATGGCAACCATCGCTGCCCACTTCTCGCCGTAGGGCAGGGCACGCTTGTAGCTCTCAATGGCCTCACGGCCGGCTCGTTGGACTTCAACTGGGATTTGCATCGGGCGGTCCTTGCTGGGGTGCTTCGGGGGGCGGCCCCGGCGGAGGCGGCGGGGGAGGGGGCACCATGTAGCGTGAAACGTCCACGTTCATTGCCTTGCCCCAATCCTCCAAGAGGGCGTTGAACAGTTCCGGCCTTCCCGCCTGGAGGAGGCCCTGGCTGACCGGCGCGAGGATCTGCATCGCGTTGGTGATGTTCTCAATGCGAGTGGCGTTGTTTGGCTTCTTCACGGAGCCGGCTTCAACGCGGTACGAATACTCGCGGACGATGGAATCCGGGTCTTCGTTCTGAACGTGCATCTGCCACGCCTGCGCCGCCATCGGCCCAAGGAGCGGGGCAACGTCCTGCGGTGCGATCAACCACCTCGCCAGCAAAGCCTCCTTGCGGGCGACCAGCGACAGGGCGTCCTCAAGAATCGAAGCGTAATCGTCCGGCCTGACCGAAATCTGCTCAGCCTTGACCTGCGCTTCTGCAGCCGACCTGAACTGGTTCCGGGTCATTCCATAAATGAGTTCTGTCAAACCCACTCGCCTGTCGAACAGCGCGGTGACCTCGGAGATGATCTGGTACATGTCCGATGTCACGCCCGGCATCTGGAACACCGAGATCACATCGTTCACCGACCGGCCGATGGCTTCGGAGATTTCTACGATCTTGAACCCGCCCTCGTCCTTCTCCAGGATCTTGGCCTTGAGGTCCGGGTCGGCAGACTTCGCTACGCCGATGAGAACCTGAGCGCTCGTCGCAATGCGCGTGGCCAAGAAGGACATCGCCCAGTTGATGAACCTGAGTTCCCCGATGCCGGGGCGGATGATAGAGATGGGCCAGCTGTACCCCGGCTTGCCGTGCCAGGACAGGACGGTGAACGGCCAGCCGCCCGGCTCCGCCCAGAAGGGGATCGGCCACTGAGCGGCCATGAACATCGACGGCGCCACGCCGGTTTCGTCCACCTCCTCCTGAAGCATTGCCTCTGGCATGTTCAGGGGGAAGTCGATGCCTTCCGCGACAACGATGTAGCAGTTGGGCCCGAACGCATCGAACTTGCCGCGCAGGTCTTGGTCGGCGTTCTTGAGCCGGTCACCGAAGCCGGTCTTTGAGTAAATCTCCCAGTAGCAGATCAGATCGTTGCTCAGGCCCAGCTTCTTCTTGTACTCAAAGCCGCGCTCGTTGTTGTCGGCGCGGGACGAGTAGCTCTCCATGTGCCCCTTCAGGGCGTCACGGGACAGCCCAAACTTGGCCGCCACCTCATCGACCGGCTGCACGCGCTTGCGGGCGGCCCAGCGGATGTCCTCAAACTCGTCCGCGTCCGGATCCCAGACGAGGTTGTCGATGGTGTCGTAGAAGCTCCCGGCCATCTTCAGCTGCGAGCCTGGCGGGGAGTAAAGCTCATGCCACCACACCCCGGCACCCTTAATGAACGCTTCCTCCACCACCTTGCGGGAGTGGCGCTTCAGGTCCAGTTCGTTGGGGGTGTAGTTGAGGTAGTCTTCCAGAAGCCGGGAGACGAGCTTCCGCCTCTCCAGCATCATCTGCTGCTGCTGCAAGCCCTGCTGGTACATCTGCAGGCCGGGGTCCGGCATCATCACTGGCTGGCCATCGGGGCCGATGATGGGCTGGCCGTCCGGCCCCATGGCAGGGATGGGGGGCTGGGGCTGGATGCCAAGGAGTGCTGGCCCGATGATCGGGTACTCCTTTGGGGTGACGGCCCGGTTGGGGTTGCGGTGGTGAATGACGGCCGTAAACAGACGCACCGCCTCCCAAACACGGTTGACCTGCATCCGGAAGGCCGGCGGGGTCATGCCCTTGTTGTAGCCGCGTTCCCCGCGCGCGTACCCGTCCTTCCACATGAAGTCCGGGTCGCCCGCGAAGAAGTTCATCGCCTCATCGGCGTCCTCGCTGAAAGGGCGCTTGTGCTTGGTGGCCTGCTTGATGCACTCAAGCCAGCGGGTGACGATAGGGCGAAGCGGCTTGTCCATGGAGACTCCTATAGGTCAGTGTCCTCACTTGGCCTTTCGGGCCTCCAAGTCAGCCACTTTCCGCTCCAAGAGCGCCACTTTCTCCGCGAGAATCGCGTTCTTCTGGGGCTTGTGTTCCCAGAATCCGTACTCTTTCCAGGCCGGGAATTCGTTCACCCCGGGGTCGGTGGTGTGGTGGACGCTGTGCTTCTCGTTCCCGCCGTAGCCTGGGGCAATGGCCCAGAGCGTGAGCGTGCGGGACGAGGCCCGCGTCACCATGGCCGGCACAGCCTCGGCGCCCTCATGGGCACGGAACAGCACCCAATCCCCAACTTCCGCAGACGGCATTACGTAATCGCTCATTGTCTTCGACTCCCCATTGGACCCAGGACGATGCAGGAGTCTTCGGACCCCTGCTGACGGCGGCGCTTGTCCGCCAGATACTTAACCCACCACGGATCCGGCCCGTAGGTTTTGGGCGGTGCGTGGTACTTCGGTTCATAGGCACAGAGATACTCCACCGACTGGATGGCATGGACCTCACCCCGGCTCTGGGGTTCGTCGGTGACATAGACCTGACCATTGACGGTGGTTGTCTTTTTGCGGTAGCGGCGAATCTCGCGCATGAGATTCGGGCACGCCCCCTCCAGGAACTTGAGCTTGGTGGTTCCATCTCCACGGATATGAAGCATCTGCCGGACGAGGGCCGTGCGGGCCGGGATGTCATCCGAGCCGGGTATGAACCCGAACCCGCTCATCTGGGCCTTGATGTTCTTCTTGCGAAGCTCTTCCGAATACAGTTCATGCGGCAACCGGCCCGAGCCGAGATCGCGCAGCATGCCGCCGTGCATGTCGATGATGAACGTGCGGAATGCTTGCCCATCCGCCTTCTGGGCAAACTGCTCGCCAAAGATCAGCGCATTGGCCTGCCGGATGTACAGTTCGTCGTAGATCAGCAGGAACTTTTCGTCCGGGGGAACCGCGCCGAATACGCACGCGAGGACTGTATGGCCAGGGTCAATCGCCACGTACCGCGTCCATTCAGCGGGCACCACGCCACCGGGTAGATCCTCGCGCCGCAGTACATGCACCGCAGGATTGAAGGACGGGTACATGAGCGTTGATTCGGTAGTGAACTCGCCCTCCGCCCGCATGCGAAGCTCGTCCATTCCCAAGGCCGACCAGCGTTCGATGTTTTTCTTTTTCTCTTCCTGGTCGATGTGGGCGTTATCCAAGAACCGCAGCGTGAACTTCTTAATGATCGGATTTGTCTGCCCCTCTTCCTCCGCCTTGTCCGCACGTTCACACAGCCCCAGCAGCGCATCGTTCTTGCTGTGCGGCATGGCCGACCAGACGAACCGCCCCTTGCGGTCGGCAAGACGAGCCTGCATCTCGCCAACCCACCTTTCATTATTAATATCCTCATCAATGTGAACTAAGTCTGCCTGAAAGCCCTGCGGCGGCTCACCCTCTGACGAGAAGCAGTTGATCGTCCAGCCATTTGTTAGCTCCGCCTTGTTCAGGTAGCCGGCGTTCTTCAGCACCCAACTCATCTCTTTGATCATTCGCGGCGGGATGAGCGGTGGCGCCGGTTTGGCTTTGGTGGGATCGTCCACTCCTGGCTTGAAGGCCCTCCACTGGCCGGTCTGCTCGTCCTTGATCATCTTGAACGCGCCCGCGCGGAACAGCATCGGCACCACCACCAGGCCGATGTGGGGCCAGTTCCGGCCGATGATCACAAGGTTCCCGCCCTCTTTCGGATACTTCCCGTACGGGTCTTGTCCGGTGGCCGCGCGAGCGTCCTCTATGAAACTTGCTGCGCTCTTGCCGCTTCGGTTGCCACCGATCAGCAGGCGCTCGCTCGCCATGCACTTGTGGAACTCCTCCTGCTTTTCCATGGGGACATAGAGACGCAGGGCTTCGATCCGGCGTTCCGCCAGTTCGATCTGCACATCGCGCAGCTGGTTGAGAGCGTGCTGCGTGATGCCTTGGACCGCCGGCTCGTCAGGCGTCGGAGGCGGCGGGATCGGCGGGTGCTTGCGCATATTCTCCGCAGTAGTCAGTCGGCTCGGTCGATGGCTGGGAGTCGCTCTCCTCCGTCACTTGTGGAGGGTAGCGGTGGCACCGACCGTTGTAGCTCGTCAGGCGCTCCCACCACCGGCATGTTTTGCACTCCATCTTGCATCTCCTTTACGCGAGCCAGGCCCAGTTCTTGCCAACATGGATCATCGAAACAGACTCTGGCGTCACCCCAAACCAGCGAGCTAAAAACGTGCATGATCCGACACGCTTGCCACGCACAGGAGGATGGAGCCGCAAGAATGCCTTAACCAGCCGGGCCTGCCCCTCGGTCAACTTAGAGGTGTTGGTGCGTTCGCCACGCACTGAACGACCTTTGGCGGCCTTGTCGGCCATGTTGTCGGCCGTTGTCCCTAGGAACAGGTGGCCTGGATTCACGCACAGCTTGTTATCGCAGCGGTGGCATACGCAAAGCCCGTCTGCAATCGGGCCGACAAACGCAGCATAGGACACCCGGTGCGCATATCGCGTCCGCCCGCCAACGGTAAACGCACCGTAGCCAGAACTAGAGCGACACCCGCTCCATTCCCAGCACCCTGCGTCCGTGATGGAGACGCGATCCTTTATCCGCTCTTGGACGCTTTTCTTCATATACCATCTCCAGACTGTTTGACCGGCAGCAGCGGAGCGGCGTCCACAACATCTACAGTCCTCAGACTCATCGCAGCCTCCAGCACCTTGCGCCGCAACTCAGACTCCAACTCTTCCTCTGTCATTAGCTCTAGCGGCTTTTTCGCACCGCCAAGCGCCGTGTTGGCGGAAGTCAGCCGAACTATTGTTTCCAGCATCTTTGTCCTAAAAGCACCACCCGAAGGCGCGTCGAAGAACTGCTTGAGGTACACGTTTGCGAACCCCCGAACGCCGCCGAAGTATTCCATCAGAACTTCCAAGAGTTCCGATGAGTGCGGGATGTTCGCGCCGCCGATGCGGGCGGATGCGACGAACAGATCGACCGCGCCCTTCTCAATCTCCGCAAGTTTCTTGTTGGTCTTCTTCTTGCGGGCCTTCTTCTCATGGGAATTGCGGCACTTGCGACACCGCGCGTGAAACCCATCCTTCGACTTGTGCCAGTTGGCGGCGGTCAACTCATAGGAGTTCCCGCACTGGATGCACGCTTTATAGTCTGACATGCCACACGTTGCCGTTGACCTCCGGGGTGTACCCGGAGTCCGCGACAGCCTTGCGCACCCCTTCAAACAGGAGGTAGTCATGCCCGGCCAAGATGTGCTTGGCCTTGGGCTTCCACGCCGCGATGTCGGCCATCACCGAGTGGTAGTCATGCTCCGCGTCGATGTAGACGATGTCGGCTGCGCCATCCTCAATCTCCTTGGCGACCTCCGGAGAGCGGCCGACCTTCCAGGCAATGGGATGGTTGGCGGTGTTGCGGCGGAACACCTCCAGCGGAGTGCCGCGAGAGCCGTCGTACGCGGAAGTGCCTTCGTCGTTCTTGTTGCCCTCCCACGTATCCACGCACTTCACCAGCTGGGCGCCGGCGTTGCACATCTCAATGGCGCTCCTGCCGGCCCATGAGCCTACTTCCAGAACCACAGGCGCGCGGCCGTGCTGCTGGATGAAGGACTGGATGAGGGAGTGAATCGCCTTCACATCGCGATCTGGGAGGCCCATGCCCATGTCATCAAAGACAGAGACTGAGGTCTGACGGGTGCGGATGTAGTTCTCCAGCAAGCCAGACGGGCGTACGCTCATCACCTTGACGCCGCCGTCATAGTTCGCCTGCCAGCACTGCTTCAGCTTGGAACTGACATCGATGGCTTGGATGACCTGCGGCTTGCCGACGCACTTGGGCTTCCAGTGACCGGCCCACGCATCCCAGTTGCAGAACACCGGGTTGTAGCCCAGCTTCTGCGTGCCTGCGAGGGACAGGTCGCGAGTCATCGTCACATCCTCAGTCGAAGCCTTCTCCGACTGATACTTGTCCGGGTACTCATAGTAGAACCACGGGTTGTCGCCAACGTCCTGCGGCTCCGTGATCTCAAACGCCCGCATGTCGTACATGATCAGCCCGGTCGGCAGGGCGGCGCACTCTTGGATGCCAGCCATCTTGGCCGCGGTGTCCCGGTCGTACATCTCCAGCTTGAAGTCTGGGTTGGCGTTGTCCGACTGGTGGGCCTGCCATCGAAACACGTAGACGTTCTCATGGGGCGGGGGGCCGCAGTAAGGCGCACCGATGACCACCGGCCCCTTCGGGTAGTGGTCGGCAATGAACTCAAAGGAGGAGTCGATGAACGACTTGGCGCCCGGCTGGCTGACATACATGTCGGGCTTCATGTCGGAATCGACCATCACCAAGATGTCGATCCCGTACTGCCGAGCCATCAGCACGGCGCGGTTGCGGGTCATGGTGATTGGCGTGTCCGACAGGTTCCACACCTGCACGGCCGACACCCGCGGGTTCCGCGAGAGGCTGGAGATGGCCGGGATCATCCACTCGCGGATGTCGGGCACCTCGGACGAGATGCCGCCGTTACCGCCGTACGAAAACGTGCAGAAGCCGATGCTGAATTTCTGTTGCATAACACCCCCGGGGATAGGTGTACAAGTCTACAGTAACTTGCTGGTTCTGTCTAGCGTCTTTGGAAGCGCGGATCCAGTTCGCGCCGAGTGCCCTCGGGGCGGATCAGCTTGCGGGCGTCGTATTCCTCATCGCCCCATGTGGGCAAGGGATTGTTCGCCTGCCAGCTGTTGCCAAAGGGGTTCTGCCACTGGGTGCCGCGCATGAACTGCGTGGCGTTGTCCATGGCGCCCTGCACGGCCGTGTCGTAGCGGCGCGGCGCGGCTTGCTGGGTGACAGGTGGGGCTGATGGCGCGGGCTGCGGAGCCGAGAACGGATTGAAGAACGTCCCCTTGGCCAGCTGGTCATCGGCTTGTGACAGCAGCTGCGACCTGTCGAAGGTCACCGGGCCCGTCCGCTGGCCGCTGGTGTACTCGTTCAGGCGGCTCAGCAGGTTGCCGACAAATGCCTCGCGCTGGCGAAGGGCATCCTGCCACGGCAGCTGGTTGCCGCCCACTCCGGTCGCCTGTGCTGTGATCGGGCCGGGCCGGGAGTCGATGGCGTTATAGGCCATGTTGCCGTCCCAGCTTTGTCCGCCGGTGGGCTTGCTGAATTGTCCCGTGGAGGGGTTGAACGATTGGGTTGAGTAGCTCCCCGGCATAGTCCAAGACTGCGCCCGGGCGTTGCCGCCGAATTGCTGCGCGCCTTGGTTGTAAGCCTGCGCCCACATCTGGTTGGCTGGCACCTGCCCAGACAGGTCGTTGGAACGGGCTCCCTTCGGCGGCGTCATCCTGTAGGCGTCCATGCGTGGCGCCTGCGGGGTGGCCGAACTGGCGTATGGCTGCGAAGGCGGGGTGAACGGGGCCGGCTTATAGCCACGTTTTTGAGCGTCATCAGCCCATTGCTGGGCAACGTCAGGACGCATGTACAACATGACTAGCGATCCCCCTGCTGCGTGGTGATGGAGTCTGTGCCCACGCCTGAGCCGTAGAGCATCCGCAGACGCTCAACATCATCCTGCGGGAGGCTGCGGATCTCTGCGATCAACTGGCGCAGGAAGTCCAGGTTCTGGATTGCCGGTGGTTGGTCCATACAGAAAACGGGGCCAGGATGTTTCCACCCTGGCCCCGCCCCCGAAAGCCCGTGAAGGGCGTATTACGAAGCCCGGGTCCGGACCAGAGCAAGAACGGCCGAGCCGGTCGTTGCAGTGGTGGACGCAAAACCGATGACACCCAGGCCGTTGTCGCCGGCACCAGTGGTAGCCGCAGACACCGGAGACACCGTGACACGGCCAGCAGTGGTCGCACCGCTCGTCGCCGCGGTGATCACCGACAGCCGGTCGCGGACAGCGATGTCCGAGCCGGACAGAGCGACCGCGACCTCAGTCGGGCCTTCCACCGTCACCCAGAACACATCGTTCGCAGCCACGCCGCCGGCCGGAAGGAACTCGTCCACCACGCCGACCAGCGCGTCGTTGGCCACCAAAGCGTAGCCATCGGCAGCGCCGAACAGCGCCTTGCCGGAACCCGTCAGCCGAACGACCCGCCTGGGCAGCAGGGCCGCGCCAGAGGTGTTCCGGACAGCAACGCACACCTTGCGGCGATTGCTGCGGACCTGGCCGTTGATGGGGTTCACATCGGTGAACTCCTTCACAGCGCCCACCCAGTTGTCGCCGTACGATGCACCACTGATGCCGTACAGGCTGTCATTCACACCATCGATTCCGAGCGTCTGGCCAAGGCCGAACGGCGGATCAGCTTGCAATCCCATTTCTGTTTTTATCCTTTCTCAGGCGGTGACGATCTTGAAGAAGTTACGCGGCGACTTGAACTTCAGGTTGCCGAGCGTCGAAACCACATAGCGAAATTGCTGGGTGATTTCGTCGTAGAAGGGCCCCTCGCTGTTCATCAGCTGGCCTTCCATGCACAGCAGTTCGATGTTGCCGACCGACAGGCCGTAGCCGGTGTTGGCGGGAACCGAGTTCTCGCTGCCGATTTCGACGCCGTCCAGTTCAAACACATCGGTGAAGCCGTAGGACCGCAGGCCGTTGGTCCGGCTGACGATCACGCGCTCCTTGGAGTCCAGCGTGTTGAGGAAGTCGATGTAGCTGCGCCGGTCAAGGAGCAACATGTCCACCTGGTCTTCCTTGCTGTCGTTCCGGCGAGTCTGATGAATCGCCTCGCGCACCGCCTTCACGCAGTTGTTCGCCCAAGTGTTGTTGGGGCTGGCGTTGAAGTAGGTGCTGACTCCGTTGACAATCACCGGCGTGAAGAAATCGAACTCAGAATCGGCCGAGCCGTTGGGCCACACGCCCGTGGTCTGCGAGCCGCCGTACGAACCCAGCACCGTCGAAAGACCGGCGTAGGTGTCGTTGGGATAGAGGAACGGATCCGCAGCGTCCTTCGTCCGAGCAGCGCCGGTGGTGATGTTGATCGACTGCTGCGTGGTACCGAGCCCCATGAACGACTCAATGCCGTGGAAGCGAAGCTCGTTGCCGGACGCATAGCCGTCAACCACCCACTCCTTGGCGAGGTACTGCTCCATGCTCGTCAGGAGGCGGCTGGCCATCTTGCCGGCGACGTTGACCAGAGCCTGAGCGCTCCGATTTTCAAGCATCTCCTTCTTATAGATGGCATCGCTCGCCTGTGCCCCGCGGAACTCAAGCTCCGCTCGCTTCCACAGGTTCTGCCGAGCGAACACGCGAGGCGTCTCGCCGTTGTTGCCCGAAGGCGTGTGATTCCTGTACTGGATTTCCCAGTCGAAACCTCGGCCGCTCATGTTGGTCCGGATCTGGCCGGCACCCTCAAGCGCAGCAAACAGCTTGTACTTACGAAGCGATGCAATCTCCTCCTCGCGGAGGTGGTTGACAATCGTCGTTGCAATAGACCTCGCCCAGTCGGTCGAACTAGCCATCAGATAACTCCATCGTTAACGAGTTGGCTTTTCAGCCTGTCCTCAAAACTCATCCGCGCGCGCGGTGCCCGCGGTTCCGTAGTTCCAGCACTTCGATTCGGGGTGCGTGTTGCGCGGTCCCGAAGGAACTGCATGTTCTGTTGTGCCACTGGGTCGGCCGGTGCCGCAGGGGCCGGTGCAGGCGCTGGCACCCCGGCCGGACCCTGCGCCATGTGGCCCTGCATCTGCTGGTAGCGCATGTTCAGCAGATCGCGCTGCAGCATGCCGGTGGCGTACTTCCACCGGGCCTCGGGGGTCTGGATGCCAAGCTCCTGAGCCTGGGCGATGTAGGCGCTGATCGCCTGACCTTCCCGGGTCGGCTGGCCGTTCTGGTCGTAGAGCCAGTCGGCGTTCTGCCGCTCAAGATCCGAAACGTAGTTCTGGGTCTTGTACTGGTTGAGATGGTTCGCGACCATCTCCTGCGCCTTCTGGATCGCGACCTGCTCAACGAAGGGCTTGAGCGTGTTTTCTGGGTCGGTCACCAGCTTGCGGGCGAAGTCCGCGGTGTAGCTCTGGTATTCCCTGAGAGCCTGCTGGGCCTCAAAGGGAGCATCGGGGGCGATGACTTCCTTGCCAGTCTGCGGGTCGCGGACGATGAAGCTCCTCCAGGTGTCTTTGACCTGGGGAGGGTTCCACCACTTCGGAGCCTCTGGCTCCTTCGGCTTGGCCGCTTCGGCCTGCGACTTCTTCCACGCCTCAAACTCGCGCTGGTTGCGCAGGTACTCTTGGGCGTAGGGAACGACCGACTGGTACTGCTGCAGCTGCCGCTGAGTCTCGCCGTAGCCGCTGTAGGCTTTGTAGAGATTCTGGGCGATGGCCAGATCGTCCTGCCCCTGAAAGTCGGGCAGATGGCGGAACGCTTCGTACGGCGTTGCAAAGTCACTGCCCGTAGAACTTTGGGCAGAGGGTTGCGCATCACCCTGAACTGGGGTGTCGGCAACTGGTGCCTCTGATACCGGCGCGTCGTTAAGCTGTTCGTCTGACATGTATTTCCTTTCGGGGGAAGGGTCTACATAGTCAGTGTCCTAGTCCTCGTATTTTGTTACGGGTTTTCACCGGCGCATCAACACTTCGATCAACGGAGCCTGCCTGGTGCCACCCACGCGCATCGGATTGGCGTCGAAAACCTGCCTGGCCGCATCCATCACATCGTCGGCCCTGCCATCGAAATAGCGGGGGGCTGATGGAAAGTTAAACACCGCGCGCCGGCCGGTAGCGCCGCGAATCTGTTCCAGGGTCTTGAGAAGCATGTCGATGTCCGACTGCGTGTTCAGGACATTCGACGCCATAACGGTGTCGTATTGCTTCGCTAGCGCGTCGGGGCCAACCGTATTCCCGCCAAAGTCGTACTCCCAAACATTGCCGCCAGCCTTACGAAGCAACTCCGAGTGGTCGTATAGGCCCGTGTGCGGGTTGGGCTTGCCAGCCCCGAAATTGAGGATCGTATCGCCCGGGCGCAGCGTGTCTGCCACATACCGCGGCGTGATCGCCTTGCCGCTTACCGCCCCAAGAGAGCGCGCCGAGCGATTGGCTCGCGCGATTGCTTTCAGCACATCATCTGGCCCCATGAAGGGCTAATGCGCCGGCCGGAAGTTTTTGATACTGGGCATTACGAAAGCTAGGTACTACTGATCTTGTGCAGAGCTTCCGGCACTGGCTGCGCCTGCTCCGATTGCTCCCGGCACTGCATACTTGCGCAGGATGCGGATCTGGTCTTCGGTGCCGGGGAACATCACGTAGTTGCGCGTGCCTTGGCCTGCACGGCGGGAGCCTCCGTCCAGGTAGCGGATACCTGGGACGCCTTGCTCCAGCAACGCGCGAGACGCAAACCGCGCGCTGTCGCCCACGCGGCCGGACTCTGGGGCGTACGCTTTCAGGATGCCATACAAATCCCGCCCCTTGTTACCGGCCGGCTCTTCAATAATACCCATGGCGTCATATCGGGCGCGTGGGTCTTGTATGCGGCCTATGGCGCGCTCAGCGGCAGGCAGCAGGTGTTGCTGTTCGTCTAGGGTGGCGTCCCAGTCGATCAACGCATCTTCAGGGTGGCCGATCTCCACTTCGTACGCTTTCCCGGGACGCTCGCTCGGCAACACCGTAACCTTGCGATCTCGCAAAAGCTCCATCGCACCCTGTAGCTCCCGAATCCGTCGCTCCCGCATATATCTTTCCCGATACCATTGATCGCCATCCACGCCAACTGGCGGCGCAGCCTTGGCATTATCTAGGAGGCCAGGTAGGTCTTTTTGGATTTCGCTCAACGCCTCGCTGGCGTAATCGTCGGAGTAGTTGCGCAAGCGGCTCATCAGGTAGTTGGTGCCATCCTTGTGCAGCGGCGGCAAGTGCTGCCAGTCGCGGCGAAAGACCGGGCTGCCGTCGATTGCCAGATCCATCGGGAGAGGCTCGCCGGCAAGTTGGCGGCGATATTGGTCGGCCACCTCCTCCTTGCCAGCAAAGTACAAGCCATGGCCGTACGCTTGGGCGCCCTCGCCTGTCCCAATCTTGCTGGCATCGAACCTGTCGAAATCGTACGGGCTACCGTGGTAGGCGCGGATGACCTGGCGTACCGCGTCACCGGATGCGTCTAGCTGGCTGGGCGTCGGCATCAGAATTCTCTTATGTAGTCGCCGGGACGGGTGCGGTAGTCGCTTGGCTGCTGCGGTGTCGGGGCGAGTTCTGGGATCAGATTCGATAGCAGGGGGATGCCGTAGGCAGGCGAGATCAGTGCTTGTCCAGTACCGAACTCACCGATCAATGCCCTGAGAGCGCGCTGGCCTGCACGGGCCGCTTTGACGGCATGGCCCAGCCCGTTCCAAGGATCCAACACAGAATCCATCGCCGTGCCTGCGATCAATGCGGCGGTCTTCGGGACACCGGCAGCATGGAGAGAATCCGAAGCCGACAGCTGGAGATCCGCGGCCTGCTGCTGGGAAACACCTGAGACGATTTCATCCCAGGCTCCGGGGGCGATGTTTGCAGGTCGCTGGCCGCGCATATGCCTCGCCTGTTCAGCCACATCTACCACCGTGGGCGTTCCCTTGGGAACCCAGCCGCGCTCCTCGGCTCCATATAGGGTGGCGGTATTCAGGGCGCTATCGAACTGCTTCTTGGCATTGGGGTAGGGGGTGGCCTCGGGATCGACCCAGTTGGCCAGACGTTGACTGCCCGCCACAGCCATCTGAGGGACGGACGAGAACACAGCCATGGCGTTGTACACTGGAGCGCCCGGGGCAAAGACACCGCGCCAATGGTAGGGAGACTTGAGCGAATCCAACTCGCCCCGCTGATAGCTGTCGATCTCGGAGGCGATGCGAGGGTCGATCTTTGCTCGCTCAGTCGGCGTCGGATGCAGTGCTGCCAGCCGCTGCAGGAGCTTTTCCTGCCGTTGCTTGTTGTCCCACTCCTTCTGCGAGTCCATTTCGTAGCCCAGTATGCTACGCGCCAGACGGCCGGGGAGATTGTATTGGGAGTCTAGCGGCTCAGCCATTCGTATCCTTTACCACTTAATTTTGTCGGCCCAATACGCCGCAGACATCTTGCCCTTGGCAATGTTACTAGCGTGGCGCGCCTTGAACGCCTCGTTCCTGGCACTGCCGTCCGGGGAACCCTCCACCCCCTGCTGGCCGAAGCGTATTAACTTCTCCTCGTCGCCAGACTTGGCTAGTACCATGTGCGACTTCTCCGGATGATTGGGAGTTCGCACCGGCCGGTTTGGTATTAACCGCCGAACCGCATCGCCGTCGCCGTCCATTCCTCACCCCAGTCTTCGTCAAAGAGAAAGTCAAACATCGACCCACCGACCGTTAACAAGCTTCCGGGTAGTAACACCCGTTGTTAACTGCTTCTGGAGAATGCGGTCCTTCTCCCGCTCCTGCTGCTCCATGGCCAGCCGCTGAAGGAGGGCCTCCTGCCGCATGGCCTCCATCTCCTGCTCATGCGCCATCCGCATCTGCTCGCGCGACTGAGCCACCCGGGAGTCGTTCTCGTCCTGGATGGTCCGCTGAACGTCATCGATCATCCCGCCGAGATGGCGCGCCTGCGCAGCGGGTCCGTAGTTGTCCATAAAGCTCTGTTGCGCCGAAGGCGCTCCTCCATAGGGCTGCATCCTGAACGGCCGTCTAATGGCCTGCTGGGGGCCTTCCTGCGCATCCTGCGGGTCGTTGTCCTGGTTGTTGTCCGGCGCGCCGGCGACTACATCGCGATGCGCAGCCAAGTACCGCGCGCGTTCGGCAGGGGGCAGGGTTGCCAGGTACTGGCGCAGCTGCTTGTCGGACTGTGACCGCAGCCAGTTCTTGGATCTGCTCTGGTCGTACTCGCTAACCATGAGGCCCTCCTATTGGTCAGTGCCTCGCAGCGACAGCGGACACGCAGATGGCTGGAAAACTAGGGCAAGCCGGCTGGCGACACGCGGGCGTTCTCGGTTCTGGGAAATGGAATAGGGCTGGAAAAGCGACATATGGGGGCCAGAGGGTGGAAAAAATCCAGGGGTGGATATGACATGAATCCGTCTTCGCTCTGGGGGCGGAGGGGGGGTGGGTGGGCGTGGTTCCCTCCCTCCCCCTCTCGCCCTAAACCGTTGCCTGCCATAGACTTCCGTTCCCCGTCCAGCAATCGGGCCGGGAGCGGCCGAACCTTACGATGTTGTAAGGTGCCGTTTTCCCCGCGTGCCGGCCCCGCGTGCATCGCCCCCCCCCAAAACGCAACCGGCCCCGCGACCATTGAAGGAAGCGGGGCCGGTCTATTGCCGTTGTCTGGCTTGGACTACTTCACCTTGGCCCGCCATGTCGTACGGTTGGCAAGCTCTGCCACCGTCCAAGGGCTGGCCGTCACCGGCTTCCGGTTGGCAATAAACCTGCCACGCTCATCCCGGCCCAGCATAGCCCAGCCCGCCAGACCTTCCGGCACGGCTACCGTCCGGCTCTTGCCAATCTGGCGGTTCGGCACGGTTCCCTTATAGGACACTCCGTAAACCTTGGCTTCCTCCCAACGGATGGCAGTATGGGTTTCATATCGACCCTCTACAACAAGCCACCTTTCGATTCTGTTCCTGCCCCGGATGGCTTTCCGGCGGGCTTTCCTCTGGCGGTCTGAAACGTAGCGGAGCCCCTTCCCGGCTTCCTCCTTGGCTATAAGAATTGCCAGAGGGGTAGGGGTGCGGGAATCCTCGCTTGTTCCGGTTGACGGGGTAGCGTCCCAGCCTTCCGCCTGCCGCTGCTTGGCTAGCTTGGCTTCGAACCGCCGCAAGGCTTGATCGTCCGCTGTGTTGCCGTGCCATCCGCGGAGCCGCCATCGGCGGCCATGGGAGGCCGCCGCGTGCTGGTGGCTTTCGGGTGTCCACTCCGAATAGTCCGCCGTTTGCCAGTCATAGATGATCCTCGCCGCGACTTCCTCCCGGGCTTCCGGGGAAAGCGGGGACTGACAGTCAGGTTGAGAGTGTTTGGCGACATAACGCCGGATGAAAAGCATCACCTGACGGGCTTCGACGTTGGAGATGGTAAGGGGGTTGTAAGTCATGGTCATGTCCTCCGTTATTACTACTTCACTGGGCCGGAACAATTCCGGCCGCACGTTCATATTTCTATCGGCTATCTATAGCCTAGTCAAGAAAAATCTTTTGCCGTTCCAAAGATTTGTTCCGGGCTTGTGAATAGTACTAGCGTCAACGAAAAACACTCCCCAACGGAGTGAATACGACGCAAACGCAGTGCGGGCGTCATGCCCGTTACTGTGTGCGACCAGCGTTCGGGGCATGGTTGCTCTGAATACTGCGGGCAGTGAACATTCCGAAAAATCTTTCGGGATTTGTTCCTGACCAGTGAATAGTGAATACGTTCACTAAACGGCCCTTCCGACATGGGCAGTAGACGAGTGACTACTGCGCATGCGGGCAGCACAAGGAGGTAAGGATGATGTACTTGCCGTTTCGGCAGGGTGTCCTGTCGCGTTGGTTTGAACTTCGGATGCGAATGGCGTCCGACCGCCGGTGGGAACACTGGGAGTCCCTTGCGTTTGCGTTGGGGTGCCCGCTCTGAATGGCGAAGGCGTGGCAACCGCCAACCCTTACCTGCGGGTAGGGGCTACGGTTTTCATTCCTTCAGGAGCCTAGCAATGTACGTTCCGGAGCATCTGGAACGCTGGAAGCTCCCGCAGTATTACTCCGGTGCCGAATGGCCTGAGTATTACTCTGCGGGGGTCGGGCGTTCCCGGGATTCGGACTGCGGGGAGGAATCCAACTTCGATGCCATGCTCAAGGGTTTGGGTGGCGAATCGGAAACCGTCCAGGTTGTCCGGGAGGGCCACTTCCTTTGCGGGTGGGTCGAATGGATTGCCATTCATGAGTCCGACGAAACCGCCCTACGGGCAGCCGATGCGATGAAGTCCAGCTTGGAGGACTACCCCATCCTGGATGAAGAGGACTACTGCCAGCGGGAGTTTGACGAGTGCGAGCGGGTTTGGAGCGATTGCTTCAACGAAAGCGACCGCATCCAGTACCTCCGCAAGAACCGCTGCACCACTGGGTTCAGATCCTTGCGTGCAGCAGTCTGCGGGGATTGGAGTGAGGCGTGCAGCCTGCTTCCTAGTCCAAGCGACTTGATTTACTAACGAAAGGTGGTGGGGCAATGCAAATCGATGACGCCATATCTTGCCTGCAACAGGCCAAGAAACGCGGAGCCAAGCACATAATCCTCGCCATGTGGGAAGCCGACATGTTCGGAAAGCAGGACGATGGCGATTGGGCGGCGGCATGCGGACGACTGGACGAAAACTTCGACTGGTCGCACACGCATGAGGCGCTGGAAGTAATGCTCAACGAGGACGAGCGACTTTGATTAGCTAACGGGATTCGATCCCGGGCAGGTGGTGGTGCGGTGGCGATATGACTGCCACCAATAAGGCCAAACAAAGCTGCCTGCCCGGGTTCGGTTGCCGTTTCTGGTAGCCGGCTTCTTTCAAGAGGTGTGCTATGAGCGAAAAGTGCAACGGTTGGGCCAACTACGAAACGTGGGCCGTCAACCTGTGGATGGATAACGAACGCGGGCAGCAGGACTATTGGGCCGATGAGGCCCGGCAGTGTTTTGCCAACGCAAAGGCGGACGGGTGCCTGACCCAACGGGACATGGCAGCGATTGCCTTGGCCGACCGCATCAAGGAAGAGCATGAGGATGCAGCGACTGAGATGCTGCGACAAGCGAACTATGAGGTAGGCCCATTGGCCGACCTGCTGAACGGTGCCTTGGGTGCCGTCAACTGGGATGAAGTGGCACGCAGTTGGATCGAAGCCCACTGCGGGGAGGAATGACATGGAATACACACTGACAGACGCAAAATTGCGGTCGCTCAAGGCGGCTGTGACCAGGGCGAAGAACCGCAAAAACTGGACTGAGGTGATTGAGCGGTGCGAGCAGGCCGAGGCGGTGTTTGAACGACAAGGCTACCCGGACTGCTGGTCCGACTTTGAGCGCCACAAGCTAGACGCGCAGGTACAGCTGCGCCTTGGCGTGATGATGGGCAACTTCTTGCGATAGGAGAAGCGACATGGAATATCTGCACAAGCATCACCCGGATGCCACGTACCTGTTCCAGCCCTACAAGGGGTACAGCGGGTACACACGCTCCGGGTACGGGAAGCGACTGCCTACGGATTGGGTGGTCAGGATTGGCAAGCGATTGCACCGTGTGCGGTGCATGTGCTGGAGCAACGCAGGCACCTTGTGGGTGCGTGTGCGTGGCCAGCAGTTGATCTTTGACAGCTGCTATCACCGGGAGGAGAAGTGACATGCGTGTTGATGCCTACTACTCCAACGAGATGAGGTGCTGGGTGCGCCTGGAGCGCGAGGCGGATGGCGTGTGGTGCCATACCTCTGGGTACGCCAGCCGCGAAGAGGCGCTGGGTCGCCAGCCCGAAACACTGACCAAGTGGTCGCATCCATGCGATGCCGCCACTGCTACGGAGGATCGCAATGAGGAAAACACCGGGCGCTAGCAAGGCCCATGGTAGCTGCGGCTACTGCAAACATCTTCGGAAGTTCGGCAAGCGGCTCGCCAACAAGGCGGGCCGTAAGTTTTTCCAGCGGGAATTGTCCCGGCTGAGTGACTAGTAACAGTGTCGATTCACACAACGAAACGGAGTGACCAATGAATCTGCGGGAACGATTCAATGCGTGGGTGCAAGGCATGGTGGACGCTGCGGTGGCGCGGCATCTGCCGGACCGCGAGACGGTGATTATCAATGCCATCAGCGGTATAGACCGCAAGGACTTGGCGTGGCATGTGGACACCCCTGACTTTCGCCAGAACGTGGCGCAGTTTGTGAAGGAGGGGCTGGAGGATGACATCGACACTGACGAGATCCTCCGCAAGGTGGTCCGGCAGATCGATGCGTCTGACGTTGCGTCCTACATGGATGCCTCCGATGTCGCATCCAATCTGGACATCGATACCTCTGAAATTGCAGAGCGGGTCATGGATGACCTGGACATGGATTCGTTGGCCGAGCAGGTGGACTACGACAAGCTGGCATTGGCGCTGGTTTGCAAGCTGAAGGAAGCGTGGACTAACTAACCAGAAGGGGTAACAAGCATGTGTCTAGCGGTTTACAAGCCTTCCACGGTACTCCCAGACTGGGATGCCTTGGAGGAGGGGTTCAAGTGCAACTCCCACGGAGCAGGCTTTGCCGTGGCGACTGCCGGGTCCATCCAGGTTCACAAGGGATTCTTCACGTTCGATGAGTTTGCCCGGGCGTATGAGCCGTTTGCCGACAAGCAGGCGCTCATCCACTTCCGACTGGCAACGCATGGCAATCGCGGGCCGGACATGTGCCACCCGTTCATGGTGACAGACGAGATCGCCATGATCCACAACGGCATCCTGCCCATCGATACCTCTGATGACAAGGACAAGTCGGACACATGGCACTACGTGGAGTACATCCTCAAGCCATTGGCCGAGCGTGATCGGGACTTCTATTCCGACAACGCAATCAAGTTCCTTGGTGAAGCTGCCATCAGCGGGTCCAAGTTTGCCTTCCTGCGTGCAGATGGTGACTGGACTATCTGGAACAGCGAGGACGGCCATTGGAGTGGCGACATCTGGTACTCCAACCGGAGCTACGTCAAAAGCCACATCGGTTTCTCGCGGTGGCCGAAAGCGGAAGCGCAGCCGGTGATCGATGTCCCCGCGTTCGATGACCCGGGGGAGAGTCGGTACTACGACTCGCTCTGCAAGTCCGACCAGTGGGAGTACGAGGATCTGCTGGAGGATGGGTTCTCTGCCGAGGAACTGGATGAGTACATCGCGATGGATGGTCGCTCAGCCCTGAAGTATCTGAAACGGATGCACAAGTACGACGAGGAGAACGTATGACCACAACAAATACCGATGCGGAAGTCCTTTGCGAGGACGGGGAAACCCGTCCTCTTTCTGTTTGTAGGCAGGATGTCGATGGGCGGTGGTGGGACGAGGATGACTGCGTCGATGTGGACGGCAGCTACTACTGCACCTCCGACTCTCGCGTCTGCTATGTGGAGTCGCGA